AAAAAGTTAAGGCCGGGCCCAGCAACGGGTGCCGCACCCGCCGCAAATATCACGATGTCCATGGTGACTGTAGCGTTCACATTTGCGCCGTTACGCTCCAGTGTGGCGATGACTCTGGTGCCATCATATTCAACCGTCACACCATCGGCGCTCCATTTACCAAAAACCAGATAAGTTCCACGAGTAAAGCCGGTGTCGGGCGGTGTCCACGAGCCGGTAAAGGTGACTCGCCCGCGCCATGCACACTGACCCACAATGCTGCCATTCGTAATAGTTGTAAAATCAGTACTGTCAGAGATAAATAACCCGGTACGCCCGGACTGAGAGGCTGGCATTATCTGCCACATCGTTCCGGGCCAGAGGATGTCGTTATAGCCTTTGGCGCTGTACCATGACGAAATAGTCATGCTGCCACCATTCTGAGTGGCTCCGCTAAGGCAACCTACATCCGGAACGAGATTTGTTCCGGTTTGATAAATTCTGGCAGTTTCGTGCGGGGCATAGACCAGGGTGGCACCAGCCACATAACCCGGTGCGTTATATATGTTTCCTGATCCTCCTACTGTCCCGCACCAGGAGGGGCAACGAAGCCCGGCCGTGATTTCCATCACCGGACCGCCGTCGTTTAAGTCAATCAGTAATCCACTGGGCATAATTACCAGCTCCCCAGAACAATGCGGCCACCATTCGCCAGATTTACGGTAACGCCAGCTCCGTCAATAACCACGTTGTTTCCGGGACCTGACATAGAGAAACGCCCTTCGGTTGCAATAATGGTTCCGCGCACTGTAACGGCATTAAACTCAGCAGTGCCCTCCTTACTGATAATCCAGCCGGTCGAACCCGCCACATAGTTATTTGACTGAATAAAGGCGCCTATTTTGGCACTGGTAATAGTGCCATCCTGAATAAAGGCAGAGCTCATAAACACCTGTCCGCCAACCACAGCAAACGGAGAGAACTGACTGGCACCGCTGCCGGTGGTCAGCACAAACTGATCGGCATTAAACGCAACACGCGTTACGACTGGCTGCCCGGCCTGTGCCAGCACCGCGATGCTCATGCCGGCGCTGTAGTAGTTGCCGTTAATCCGCACGCCTGCTTTCAGCGTATGAATGGCCGTAGCCCCACTGGCATCTACCACGGCGGTCAGTTTGTCTTCCAGCGCGGCCGTGACACTGCCTATCTGGGCCTGGACCTGGGTGCTCATGTCAGCCATTGCCTTATCGACGTCGGCAATAGTGGTTTTCACCACCAGAATATCGGCGCGCACTTCGCCGTACTGCTTCCACTGATGATCGACCGTGGCGTTGTTCGCCAGCGCGTTCTGCATCACCGCCTCGATGTTAGTGTCGATTTGTTGCTGCAGCGCCTGGCCGTCGGCACTGGTGAGAAAATCCCCGGTAATATCACCCAGGTAATCCTCCGCGTTGTCGTTCGCCATGCCCCGCACCCAGCCGGTCCAGGCTGACTGGTTCCCGATACGGTCCACCAGCCGTGCGCGGTACCAGAAGATCTGCCCGGCACGCAGGCCAAGCTGTGTGTAACTGTGCGCCGGATACGGCACATCCGAGAGCAGCAGCGCGTCGCTACCATCGGTCGCGGCGGCATACTGAATTTCGGTCATCAGCGTGTCGTCAGCACCGTCAGGGAAGTTCCAGTCGAGCTGGATGCCCCAGTTAATCGGCGTGGTGCGGAAGTTCAGCGGTACCGGCGGCTGCCCCACTTTGCCGGTCAGCGTCACTTCCACGCTGGTCTGCCAGACCGAGGCGACATCACTGGCGTTTACGGCGCTGACGCGCGCCATATACCTCCCGGCATAAATGCCCTGCACCTCAAAGCCGAGCGAGCTTGTGCGCGGCACGTTGACCCAGTCGCCGTTATCCTTGCGCCACTGACATTCATACGCCACGGCGCCGGGCGCAGCAGGCCAGGCGACACGCAGGGTTTCCACGCTGAGGCCCTGCACCACGCGGCTGTAACTGCTGAGGGTCACGGAGGCCGGCGGTGCCTGCACGCCCGGCGGAATAGCTGATACCGGACGCTCATCGAGCCGCGCGCCGGAATCAATGGCGGCATATTTATCCGGGTTGTGCTGCACGGCGCTGATGGTCCAGGTGCCATCGTTATTGTCTTCAACGGACGTGACGCGGTACTGCTGGATCGCGACATCCTGCGCATCCACCGACCAGACCGCCTCGCGCTCCGGCGTTTCGCTGAATACCGCAGACACCGTGACGTTGCGGCCGCTGACCGCCTGAATGGTACGGGCCTGTGATTTACCGGACGGGAGGTTGACGATAAGCCTGTCGCCTGCTTTTGCATCCGGCGTCCGGTCGAGCGTCAGCGCGCGACCGTTCACCTGACTGATACGCCCGCCCGTCACCCGCCCGGACAGATACTGATCCGCCACGCCGATGATATGGCCCGGCAGCGGGATCATGCCTTCCAGCCCGGTGGCGAAACTCACCATCCGGTCTTTAGCATTTGTCAGCAGCGCCCAGCGGCCGCGGCGGTTGGCCTCGGTGCGCCGCGTGCAGCCGATGGCGGAGATCTGCGTCTGGCGCACGCCGTAGCGCCGCACCAGGTCAGGCTCCATCACCGCTTCCACTTCATCGGTGTAATGGTTATCCGGGTTTGACCAGCTCACCATCGCCGTTGAATAACGGTTCTTCTCGCTGCCGCTGGCGTAGGAGAATTTGCCGTCAATAACGTTGGCGCGGGTGTAGACATACGTCATATCGCGCGGCATGTCCGCCAGCGCGGCCAGCTGATTACCGGCCCAGTAGGTCATGCCGCGGAAGATGCTCGCCAGGTCGCGCAGCACCGTAAACGCCTCGTTCTGGCTCTGGATATACACGTCGCAGAGAAAACGCGGCTCGGTACCGCTGCCGCCGGTACCGTCCGGCACGGGCTGATCGCAGTACTGCGCGATGCGATAGAGTTCCCACTTGTCCACCTGCGTCGCGTCCAGCCGGTCTCCGATCCCGAAACGGTCGCTCAGCACCAGGTCGTAAAACACCCATGCGGGATTATTGCTCCAGGCCCATTTAAACGATCCGTCCCAGGTGCCGGAATAGGTGCGCGCCACCGGATCGTATGTCGTGGGCACGCGAATTTGCCGCCCGCGGGCGCGTACGCTGATCTGCGGAATATTGCTGAACTGCTTCGCGTTGAACGACACAAAGAGCAGCGCGGTGTTCGGGTAGCGCAGCTTTGCATCGATGATTTCGGAATACGCTTCGATGTTCGTCGTATCCACGATGCGGCTGGAGGTGCTGTCCGCCGTCGTCCGGCTCACACGAAGCTGCCAGCCGGTCCGGGCGGGCGGAAGGTCAATGCGATGGCTGCGCTCATAAAGCGAAGTGGTTTTACCGTCGAATGCACTGTTCAGCACCGTGGTATATCCGCCACCGTCAGTGGACAACTCAATTTTGTATTCGACGCGATAGCCCACCACATCCCCGTTGTCCTTCATGCGCTGCAGTGAAGGCACACCGAGACGCACCCGGACCGCAGAAAGCTGCGTGTTGCTGATGGCACGCGTCCACGGCTGTGTGGCTTTAAGCTGAGTGTTAACGGTGATTTCATTTTCCACCGACGGTATGCCGGGAATGTAATCCTGCGTCTGGGTACCCGGACGAAATTCCCATTTCACATCGGAAAAATTAAGCGTGCCGTCAGCGCTGCGGATCGGGGTACCGTCGAGGAAAATATCTTTATCCGTCAGGCCGCCGGCGAACTCCCCCTCGCCCAGCGCCAGCAGTATTTTGGCCGTCGCGATCGACTGTAATTAATCAGGAGACTCCCACGGTGTGCGTGAATTACCACCGCCACCCTTTTTACCGGTTATTTTTTCCATACCGCGCCCATAAAAAAAGCGCCCTCAGGCGCTGTTATCATGCTTAAAATTTGTCTATCGAGAGGCTTGGTCGACAACCTGTCTATCATGCTCCCGGCTAATTACTGGTCATTGGTGTAGATACCGGCGGAGACAATCGCGCCGCCGATTTCGCGCTCGCCATAAAGGAGCCCGACGGGGTTACCCATAGCGGTAGTGTTCACAGGCCCGCCGAACGCATAGCTCGGCGCGTTATCGGGATCCTGACGCGATGCCAGCCCGCCGGGCTGGGGTGACAGCATCTGCACCACGCCGCCAATCATCATCGAACCGCCCATAAGGCCAATACTCATCGCCGTGCTGCCTGCGATGGCACCGATACCCACGGGGCCAAGAGCAAGCGCTCCCACCACCAGCACGGCACCGAGAATGGTCTGCAGCACACCGCCACGCTTGCTTCCGGCAATCACCGGCGCGATGCGGATATCCTCTTCGCCGCTGTTATGTTTCAGCTCGTCCTGGCCGATGTTCTTTTTCCCCCGGAACACGGCAAAGCGCAGGCCGCGCAGGTGCGCCGTCTGCATGTACTGCTCGAAACCCGGAAGAATGACTGACAGCGCGCGACAGGCTTCTGCAGGGCTGGCAATCACCAGCCGGTGCACCCGGCCAAACTTCGCGCCAAGCGTGCCGTACAGCCGCACCGTTTTCAGTTCATTCATGGCAGGTCCTTGTGTCTGACAATTTTGATGGTGCGCTCGCGCAGGTAGCCGCCGTAAGGTGTGGTGCAGGAGAGCTGGCCGTAGAGGTGATGCAGCAGCTGGTTACCCTCCAGCAGAATACCGGCGTGATTCACCACCGGCGCGGACACCTGCATCAGCACCATGTCGCCGGGCCGCGGCTCTGTGACTTCGCGAAATCCCTCGGCATACCAGTTATCCATATAGAGATTTTCGCCCCGCTCCCACCACGGGTAATCGACGCTGTAGTTGCGAAGCGTCACGCCCTGCCGGCGGTGCCAGTCCATCACCAGCGACCAGCAGTCGGCATAACCCAGTTCAAAGGCGCGCCCTTCCAGCGGCCGTTCGCCGCGGGGTTCGATGGTGCGCAGGTCGCCTTCCGGCCACGACACGATTACCCAGGGGATGCCGTGAGCATCGCACTGCAGTTGGTCAAGCTCGCTCGGCTGGGTGGTGGCACCGTCGCCAGGGTGGGAATGCACAATGGCAGTAACGGTGCCCCAGTCTTCCGCGGCCGCGTAATCTTCCGGCGACAGCTCAAACTGTTCCTCCGGCGCGCCGGTAATGTTCCGGCACGGAAAATATCGCTCGACACGGCTTTTCTGCGCCACCACGCCGCAGCACTCGCGCGGGTATTCCGCCGCAGCATGGGCCAGGATACCGGCAATGGTTTTATCCCGCATGGTTACCTCCGTATCAGGCTGGCACCCGGAAAGCCGCCGAAATCGAGCCGGGCATCCGAACCAAAGCGTTTTTTACAGTCGGTCAGCAGGCCTGAACATTTATCCTGAGCCGGGTCGGTCACCGGGTTACCTTTCAGATCAAACATGCGCGGGCCGTTGTAGGTACAGCCGTCACCGCTGCGGTATTTGTTGCGGCAGGCCCACGTGCATACCGCCGTGATTTGCCGCGTCGGGATCAGCAGTCCCTGCAGGTCCATCGGGCTGGAGAGGCGGAACTCCACCACTTCATTGTCTTCAGCCGCCTTGCTGTCGATGTAAAACACCTGGCGGAAATACTGCCCCGGATCGGCAGACGGGTTGCCGTCGGGAAACGTGCGCGCATCGAGATACTGGCCGAACGTATCCAGAACAGTAACCTTTGCCTGTACCATGTCATCAAAGCGCAGGCAGAGCGCGGTCACCACGCCATCAAGGTTAGCGACGCGCAGCACCGGCTCCGCGCTCTGGCCGTCACTCGACGACGCCAGCCCGGTAATTTCAAATGGCCAGGCGCCGTACTCCTCGTCATCAAACCAGATGGATTTAGCGGCAAGCTTCGAGGTGTCGCCGCCGCTCGCCGCGATCTCTTCCGGCGTGTGGGGAATGGTGCAGGCGTGAAAGCGCAGCACGCCCGCGCCGAACGCCGAGCCATCGACGGTCACCAGGCGGACACTGTCGCCGGGCTCAAGCTTCTGAACGTCATTACTGATTGCCATAAGTACCTACGGAGCGAATGCCTGTGTGAAGGTTGCGGTGAGAGAGAAAATGCCACCGCCCAGTGCCGACGGGCGGTAGGCGTCACAGCGGTAAAGCCCTGCGCCTTTCAGCGGTGCCTGCCAGATGAATGAACGGCTGCCGCCATGCCTGTCCAGGAAATCCATAATCGCGGTGATGTAGCTTTCATCCCCGACGAATTCCAGATCCCATTTCTGACCGCGGGAGTTGATGCCGTCTCCCGACGCCTGGGCATACCCGTCGCCGAACTGCGCGCGGCGGACGCGGTGAGTGACCTCGCCGCCGGCATTAATGCGCGGGCACCAGGTAAAGGTTTCGGTTGCCATGTTTCACCCATAAAAAAACCCGCCGCAGCGGGTAAGTAAGGAGCATCAGCGCTTGCCCTGCGTGGCGTTCCACAACGGAGTGCCGGGCTTGCGCAGTTGCGTGTTGATGGTATCGATGATGGCGCCGGTGAGCTGGTTAGCCACCGCGCCGGCGGCGTTAGTGTTGCCCTGCGCACCGCCTGTGCCGCCGGAGAAATTTATGGTACCGATGCTGAGGCTGACACCCGCGCCGCCCTGCGTGCCACTGCCCAGCGCTTTTACACCCAGCCTGCCGGTGGCGTCGCGGGTCAGCGGCATAATGGCTTCCGGCCCGGCCTCGCCCATCACGCCCGCCCCTTTCGCAAACGCAAAAAAGGTGGGAGTATCAACGACACTGCCGCTGTAGCTGCTCAGATCGGCTGACGAATAAACCCCACCCTTCGCGTTAAACTGGAAAGACGCGCCGTAGTTCTGGATGGCGGTGCCTGCATTCGCGCCGCCGGATGCGCTTCCGGCGACACCGCCCACAATTCCTCCGAGAAGGGAGCCGAATAGTCCACTGCCAGACGAACCGCCACCCATCGCGTTAACCACGGCCATCTGCAGCGCAACCTTTGAGATAGTCTGCAGAACGGATAACCCCCAGTCCTTCCAGCTGGCCTTGTTACCCACCAGCATTGCGGAGACGTTATCAAGCGCACTGTCCATCGTGGAGGTAATGCCCTGCGATACCGTGCCGGCAATGTTGCTGACGTTATCCATCCAGTCAGCAAGCCCCGCACTTACGCCCGCCCTCCAGTCCAGTTCGCTCGCTTTAGCCTGCTGATATTTTTTATCAAGCGCATCCAGTGCAGCCTGGCGCGCAGCAATAGCCTCTGCACCTCTATCAGTTTTGTCAAAGACGCGTTCTACCTCCTGGCGATCCCGGTACTGCTCCTGTTCACGACTTCCCATGCCAGAGGTCGCGACGTTAAGCGCCGCTTCATCCTGGTATCGCCGCGTGGCGTCTTTAAGGTCTTTCAGCGCATCGGCCATTTCGCGCTGCTTCCGCACGGCTTCGTCGGCTTTTTGGGTCCACTGCGCCAGCGCCACGGCACCAGCCTCAATGGATTTGCGCTGCTCCTCGCTCCACTTCGTACCGTTCTCATGGGATGCTGCGTAGAGTTCAGCTGCCTTCTCACCCTGCGTGGCGCGGACTTTTTGCACCTCAGTGGCGACGCTGAGGTCAGCCATTTTCCGGCTGTATTGCTCAGCAGTCTGCGCGGCCTCGCGTGCGGCGTTGGCTGCATCGCGTGTGGCATCTGCCTGAGACCTTTGAGCGTCAGCAACTCGCTGCGCATTGTTGTATTCGGCTTCGGCCGCCTTTATATAGTCCGCAGCATATGTAGAGTTTTCAGGGCCTGTACGGCCCATTTTTTCGAGTTCAAATTGCGCTTGCTTACGAGCCCTAGCAAGGCCGGTTAATCCGGCAAGCTCTGCCTGCTGTTGCTTTTGAATAAGGCTTTGCTGATCTTGGGTTGATACTGGAGCCTGTGGAATGGCAAACGGGACATTAACCAGAGCGTTTCTTGATGAGAGAAGCTGATTACCAAGCGAAAGCAGTCTGTTTAGCTCAGAATGCTGGCCATTCATCATCAGCAAAGAATAATAAGCCTGGTTTTGCTTCCATGCCTGCTCGCGGAGCTGGTCAGTCCTGCGACGCTCGATTTCTGCCAGAGCCTGCTGAATAATACGTGCCTGCTCCCGGAGTTGATTGAGCTTGTCTTCCTCGACAGCTAAATCACCTGTAACAATGGAAATGGCGCGCACTATATTAAGATCGTTTTCTCCAGTGATGCCGGGTTTACCCCTCGCAGCATTGAGATCATCTATTTGCCGTTTAAGGGCTTCGACTTTTTCCTGCTGCTCGCCAACTAAGCGATTTTGCTCTGCCAGAGACTCAACTGTTTTTTTACGATTTTCCTCAACATCAGGGAGAGACATGGTTGAGGTTTTTTCTCTGATCTGATCTATCTGCTTGGCGTACTCTTGCGCAGACTGGCGAGCCTGCTCCTGACTTTGATACAAGGCATACCATGCACCTGCTCCAAGCATGACGAGACCAGGCACTCCGCCAATTAATCCCATCGCCCCGCCCATTAGCCGGGTGCCGACAGAAGTAACGCTATTTAAGTTGTTTTGTGCGGTGATTCTACCGTCAAGATTACGTTTTAGTGCAGCCTGAGCAGATGCCAGCCTTCTCTCCGCGGCAGCCTGTGCGTCCGCATTCTTTGCGGCAGCCAATCCCGATTGGGCTCTTTCCAGCGCAGCACGTGCCCTCACCTTTTCTGTCGCAGTTCCGCTGGCCAGTGCTGCGGTCAGGCGAGCCTGTGCAGCAGTAACTTTTGCTTCTGCGGCAGCAATCTTTTCCTGCTGAGCAGCCTGCACATCAGCGCCGCGCGCCGCCTGAAGAGCTTGCTGTGCTCGATAAACGTTCGCTCTGGACGCGGCGACTGACGATTGTGCTGCTTTATCCTGGGCAACTGCCAATGCAACTTCAGCTTTTGCAGCTGAAATTAGTGAAGTCGTTGCACCAGTAGCACTACTGACAATGCCACTAAGATATTTCGCCAGGCCAATACCTACCAGACCAGTGGCAGCAGTAGTAACAAGCGTCATATTATTGGCAACGTCATCCAGCGCGCCGCTTACAGCTGAACGTGACAGACCATCAAGAAAACCAGCGAGACCATCTAACCCACCAGACAATGCTGCCGTAGCACCAGTTGCCTGATTTACTCCTCCAACCCATGCCATAAAGGAGTTCGTTACCCTCTGCATCGAACCGGAGACAGTTTGCGGCATTGAACTAAATTCACCGCGCAACGTTTCGAGCTGACTAACGATCGCAGGAACAACCTTATCAATGGTCAGCTGCCCCTGATCCGCCATCGCCTTGAGGTCTTTTCTCGCAACCCCCATACCAGCAGCCAGCGCCCTGACAACGCGATCGCCTGATTCATTGACGGCGTTGAACTCTTCACCACGCAATACACCCTGCGCCAGCGCCTGACTAAACTGAGTAATTACGGATCCGGACTCCTCTGCACTGGCTCCTGAAATCTTCAGCCCAGTAGAAACTGCCTCGGTTACCCTCAAAACATCCGCCGAGTCGTAACCAAATTCCCGCATAGATGCCGCAGCGCGTGAAAAGAGATTGGCATTATCAGAAAACGCGGTCCCGGTTCGTTGGCTAATCTGCATGAGCTGCAACTGAGAGTTAGTGAAGTCATCAGTCGAGCTGGATGCCTGTTTCAAACGGGCATTAACTGAGGTCCATTCGTCGGCGATCTGAACTAATTTTCCTGTAGCGAATGCAGCACCAGCTGCAGCTGCGGCCCTGCCTGCGCTAGCGAAGCCATCTGTTAGCTCCGCTAAAGCCTTTTCACTTTCCTTTGCGGACGCTGCAGCTTGCCTGCTACCATTCTGCATGGTGCGGTAGTAATCCGAACCCATGCGCGAGGCACGAGCAATCTCAGATTGGAAAGATTGAGAGTTTGCGGATATTTTGATTATTAGCTCGCGTAGAGCAGCCATCTCTTGCACCTTCTGATAGAGAATTTTTTAACATTCAGTCCGTAGCAGGAAGCGGGAAACAGGACATTTTTAACTTATTTCTGGAGATATTGATGCTAAGTTTGAATTTTGAAGTTCCAGGGCACCCGGAAGATTATTATGAAATTAAAGAAAGAGATGATGGATTATTAATTTATAAACCGATTCGTTCTAAAATCAGAGGGCTTGCCAAAACACAATGTGACTATTTTGATTATATATCCTCAATAGGAGAGAACACCCATATAGCAACTTTGGAAAGTAATGACGCCATTAAGGATTTTTTTGAAAACGAACCGGAAGAAGCTCAGATCTCTATCTATAATACCCTCGCTGAAGAGTTTGACGTGATTACAGCAACCATTAATGAGAAAACTGCGGAAATTAACAAAGAAAACCAAAGCACAGAGCAGGCCGCAGAAAATATAGGCAAAATGATAGGTGCTATAATTTTGGTTGGCTTCGTCATTTTTATTTTTTCTCAGCTAACGTAAAAGATTGGATCGATTAATTGGCCACTAGCCAGCCAGCCCCGCAAAGAACCCCTCCAGCCCGGCACTGCTCTCTTCCTGTTCGGGCGCATTCCACTGGAGGATCACATCATCAATGCTTACCTTAGCGCCCTGCGAGTTGAGTACCGCGGCGGAAATTTGCGCCGCCTGAATATCGCCGCGCCGGTCGCTGATGGGGTTCTGGCGGTCAAATTCGATCCACATACGCAACTCGCTCGCCGTCATTGTCTGCTTCAGTTCGTGAAGCGTACGGCCCAGACGCAGCGCCAGCGTCATCAGGAAGAAGGTGCCGGGCTGGCTTACGGCTTTTCCACTTCGGCGGCCGAGGTGGTCAGATCGAGCGCCTGCTTAAGAAGGCGGGCATGCACCGGGCCGTAGAACTGTTCAACCTGCGCTTTATCTTCTTCGGTAAAGACCTGTGAACCGTCTTCTTCAAGGAGCACATCGATAAACAGCACCACATCAGCACTCTTGTTACGCAATGCGCGTTCTGCTGCCGTCAGCTCTTCTGGTTCGCCTTCTCCCTGCTTCGGGTTAAGCACCTGCTGCCATTCAAGCCAGGCCTGCGCTGATGGCTCACGCAGTTTTACCCTGGCGTTTTCCCACTCCGGAACGGTGACGGTTTTTGTGCGAAAGCCTGCCATAGGTGCCAACGCGAGCGAGCGAAGTGAACTCTGTGAAACCTGTTTTCCCATTTCATTTTTTCTCAGTTTGTAATCAGGAATAGCGGCTTTCGCCGCTGTTATTAGCCTGCAGAAGGTGCCGGAACGATCGGGACGGGCTTACCTTTGATGCGCAGCGTAAACGATGCGGTCACCACCCCGGCAGTGCCCAGGCTCCAGCTGTTCTGACGAACTTCAGCCAGGAATGCATAACCGTTGCCGGATGGGAAGATCACCTGAAAAGCGTGCAACGCATCAGTGTCGTAAGCGGTGCGTAATGTGTTCTGCCCCTCTTCATCAGCAGACCAGTTCCCGGAAACCGTCATTTCACCTGGCGCAGCCAGGCCATTCGTCATCTCCTGCTCGGTGGAGCAAAGGGTGGTGGTGTCGATATCCGATTTCTGCCCGCCGGTATAGCTGAGTTCTTTGGTCGAACAGTTAATGGACTGCCAGGTCGCACCGGTGGGATTAGGCACCGTTGCCGGATCGGCGGAAACGTTAATTTTCGTTCCCTGCGTTTTTTCGTACTTTGAGGACATAGAGAGCTCCGGATATAAAAAAAGCCGCCCGGAGGCGGCAGAGTGGATTATTGCCAGATCTGAACTTCCAGCGTGGCGCGGTACAGCGCAGTATCAGGCTCGTATGCGTTAATCTCGTTCAGACCAACAGGATGCAGATCAGTAAGAGCTGATTTAACCTGCTCGCGCAGCGTGCGGGCGTCGTCAATCGAACTGGCCCAGGCATCCACCTGAACCGTGCAGGCGGTTTCTGCCGGTCCGCATAAAACATCTTCGCTGGCAGACGAGGGCAGAAGGAAAACCACCCACGGGGCTGCTGTGCCCTGCGGGGCGACAAACGGGAAAACATTGCCGCCTGCCAGTGCACCGAGTCGCGCGTAGATATCAGCCTCCGTCATTTCGCCAGCACCTCATCGATCGCCTGATTCATTCGCCGAATAGCCACCTGCGTAGCCTCTTCCTGACGGGTATCGAAGGCCGGACGCACAAAAGGGTGCGCCGGCATAGCTGATGTACCAAGCTCAACAAAGCGCCAGTAAAAGGCGTTACGCGGGTCAGAAGCTTTCATGCTGTTATCGCTGTTGTTGGTGCGCATATTGCGCCCGCGAATATGGACACCAGAGGAAATTTCACCGCGGCGGCGCCCTTTCTGGGTTACCACCACGACGTTTTTTTTCAGCTTTCCGGTTCGTACCGGGGCGCGCTTTTCCACCTCCTCTTTCAGAACCTCAGCACCGGCGCGGGTGGCATCACGCAAAACCTTATTATTTTCAGCCCTGCTGAGTGTTTCCAGATCCTTTGCAATGCCGGCCAGACCGGAAAAATCAAGACTCGTTGAAATCACTGTTTCACCCCCTTCTCGCAAAGCAATTCGAGCCTGGTGCCGTTCTCTGCTGAGATAGCCGACTTGATGTCATATATCTCACCGCCTCCGGTAGGCGGAAGATGAACGGCTCGCCATCCCGTGGTTACGGGAATGCCTGGATATCCGCGGTGACCACCTTCCCGCTGCTGCTCGTACCGTACCACTCCTGCCAGAACGTCCCGGTAGTCAGGCTGATGGGCACGCCCAGCCAGTTGAGCAAGGCGCTTTTCACCCTGCCCGGCTGCTTATTTTTCTTCATCAGAAACCTACCATGATGGGATTATCAAAGAAGCCGCTCAGATCCTGCTGGTCATTGCCACCGTTAACGAGCAGACGACTCATCGCGGTGAACAGCGCAGCCGGACCATCAATCTTGGCCTCAGGTGTCGATTTGTTGGGAAAGATGTTGTCGTTACGATCCGGCTTCACCGTGACGTTCGACATCATCCAGTTCATCACGGGGTGATTGCTGTGGTGAAACCGGCCGCCGTAAACCAGCGCCTCAACCTCTTTCATGGCCTCGGAGAAATTGCGCACCGTCTGCGGCACTTCCACAAGGGGTAAACCCTCTTCAGCAAGCGCCAGACTGAACTGCGTCGCGCTCCACGGATCGAAGCCTATTTCTTTTAGACTTTCCCCGCTGACCCACTGCTGCAGCTCTTCTTTGATCTGCGCATGATCGATAACGTCGCCATCCGTCAGGATAAGTTTGTCGAGCTCAGCCCATTTCCGGTAGAGCTCGGCCATCTGCCGCGAACATTTTTCCAGCCGCCCCTCGGGCAGCCAGAATTTAAAGTCGGCGTGAACGTGACCATCAGGCGATCGCCAGGCTTTTACCGCAGCACAGATATCAATTTTGTTCGCCAGGTCGACGCCGACCCACAGCGGGTAAGTTTTCAGCTCATGCGCCGGCGCGATAAATTCGCATTTTTCCCACTTCAGCATGTCCATCCAGGAGGACTCCGCCGTCACCCAGATATTCATATGTTTAGTGAAGAAATTAACGCGTGCTGATACCTGCTCTTTTGCTTTCTTCGCAAGGCGGCGTAAATCGTCCCAGCGCTTGCAGATCCCCAATCCGGGATTCGCCTTTTGCCAGACCGTTTCGTCGAACGGATCGTCGCCGTCGTCCAGCGTGTAGATGATGGCGAAAAAGGTATCGTCCTTAACGGCACCTTCCACCTCACTGTTAAAACCGCGTAGCACCTTAATGGCGTAATCGCGCAACTCGTAGCAGATGCCTTCTTTGTTAAAGCCCGCAGTGGTGATACCAAACAGCAGGGACTGCAGGCGCGCACCGGTCGCCGTCTCCAGAACGTCCCATACGTCACGGGTTTTATGAGCGTGCAGCTCGTCAACAATGCCGCAGTGAATATTCAGGCCGTCCAGGTTGTTAGCGTCACTGGAAAGCGGCTCAAATTTAGAGGCACTTTGCTCCTGATAGATAGCCAGCTTGTTGAACTCGAACAGGCGCCCAAGCGTCGATTTCGCTTTTTTCACCATATTTTTGGCATCTTCGAAAACGATGCGCGCCTGATCGCGGGTTGTGGCCGCAGAGTAGACCTCGGCCCCACCTTCGCCATCCGCGCCCGTCATGTACAGGCCAACCCCGGAAGAGAGTGTGGATTTGGCGTTCTTACGCGCCACCTCGTTGTAAGCAGTACGGAACCGCCGCACCATTACCGGGCGGCCGCTGCCATCATTCCGCAGCACCACCCCGCCGGTTTTCTCATCAACCAGCGGAATAACGAAACCGTAAATATTGATAAGAATGAAAACATGCCAGTCCATCAGGGCGATCGGCTGCCCGGCCTGAGCGCCTTTCACATGCGGGATGAACTTATAAAAATTCAGGATGTGCTGGGCGCGGGGCTCGCTGAAGAAAATACCCCGCGCCTCGCCGTTTTGCAGATCGTCCAGAAAACGCTGGCAGGCCAGCCGGACATATTCACAGGCAATAATCTCCCCCGCCACGACGCGCTCGGCGTAGCGAATACCATCGGCAACCTTAGCCATTAATCCCTCGCTTTCATAAACTCAGCCAGCGGATCAACCGCGTCCGTCGTCTTGGCGCTGACCTTTGACCGACTGGCTGGCGTCATCCCGAACTCTGCCAGCATGGCGCGCAGCCGCTTCCAGGCATCTGCCTTCATCATTGCTGCCGGATGCGCCTTAATCAGTACATCCCCCGTCTGCGTTTCAGTGCGGTATGTATACCCCTCGATTTCCAGCGTATCGCAGTGGTGGCGGTACTCGGTATAAGCCTCAACCAGCAATTCGAGCGCGCGGGCGTCCAGCTGCGAAATGACGCCGACGGCATCCAGCGCTTCAGCCATTCGCTTAAACCAGTACTTCGCCTGTTTGTCGAAATGCTTAGGAGTTGGGGGTACCCCTGCAGGGGGTTGTGGCTCGTTTTTATTGATCGGGCGTTTTGATGGGTTACCCCTCACCAAACGCAGATGGGTCGGGGTTTTCGGTGGTCCGGACATAATCGAAAACTCCTATTAATCATCGAGTGGGGGACCCCATAAAAAAGTTTTCTAACCTGCGGCGGTGTGAAAAAGGGTTAGGCGGCGGTCCTTTAGACTCAAAACCCTGAACTTTTTCCCCGCCCTCCCCCGCAAATGATAATTTATCTCATCTGAATAACTTATTGAGAAGCATTCTCATTCAAATCGATTCGCACCGGGTTCTCGTTCATTTCCGCATCAAGGTTGAAGACGACAGTGATTACCGGTCGGCTTGCTGCATCGGTGTCGATGGTGGTGCTCACCTGTTGGCTCAGCAGTTCGCCATCAACGGCGATGCCATATCCGATGAATCCAATGCCGCGATAAATATGAGCGAGTTGAGCGCGCTTATGCTTCATTTAATTCTCTCCGTTGCGGTCTTGCGTTTATGACAAGGCCAACATAACGATCTCAGATTGCTATCTTCATCGGTGCCGCCGTGTGCTTTGGGTTTGATGTGATCAACGGTAGTGGCAGGGACTGGCCTGCCGTTGCGCAGACACTCCTGGCAGATGTGCCTGTCACGTTTAAGGATGCGGGCGCGGATGATATCCCACTTACTGCCGTAGCCGCGCTGGTGGCGGCTCAGCCCTCGCTGGTGCTGCTGCCAGCCTTCATTACGGTGAGCCTCGCAGTAACCCGAACGGTCTGTAGTAGTGCCAGGACATCCGCGCTTGCGGCAAGCTCGAGGGATAGCGGATGGCATAGTGGTAGCTCCAATAAAAAAGCCACCAGCAAAACGGGTGGCTTCATGTTCATGACTGCTAAAGTTAAAGGTTTTTATTTATTCAGAAGCTGTTCAACGTTAATCAGTGCTGGTATGCCGAGGTGATTGCGCAGCTTATCAATCTGAGCAACAGTTTTCGGCCTCTCCGGTTTTGTTGCATATTGATAATAAAATTTA